CAAGCAGAGCCGTTCTGCGCCGCAGTTCCAAAACTCACAGCCGCCGTTATATCCGCCGCAACTATACCTTTGTTCGTCGGAATCGTCAGTCGGCTGGCATTACTGGGTGACCAGAAACCATCCGTATCGAAATCGGCCTGGTCCCAGGCGACATAATAGGAAAACGTCAGCCCGGTCTTGTTGCCGGTCAGACTCAACCGAGCCTTCATCGGCCGATTCGGTTTGATGCTGGTCGGCTTGTTCAGCGTCACGCCGGTATCGGGCGATATCGTCGGCAGGCCGGTTCCCTTGCGAAGACAGGGAATGCGCGTCCCGACCGGAAATGCCACGCTGGAATTCGGCGGTATGGTCACGGCCTGCGCGGAGGCGCTATTCAGGATGACCGTACGGCTACCGTCGGCAAGCCCGAAAGTATAGGTCGAGCCCGTCTGCTCGTTCGGCGCATTGACCGAGGCGCCGGATGCTGCCGGTGCGGATTCGTTGAAGAACATCTACACGCCCCACACCAGCGCCTGGTCGGCGGCGCGCACGAAGATCATCATTTGCGCCGCTTCGCAGTTTGCTTCACGGGCAGATCGACTGGAGGCTTGGCGACAGGTTGCCTTGGCCTGACGCCCATCAATGCCGGGTCGACTGGCAATGGTGCCGATATGCCGAGCAGGGACCGAACATCCTCAATTGCGGGATCATCTGGGGACAGCACCGCCCCGGCTTGAGCCATTTGCTGCAATGCCGTGGTGATCTCGCCCACATCCTTGAACTGCACGTCTTCCGCGTCGAGGGAAGGCTTTAGAGACTCGTCGAGGCCATTCATAAGCCACAGCGGGCCAAGCATGTCGCGGTCCATGCCCTCTGCGATGTCGCCCAGCACCGAATTGACCACGAGGTACATGTGCTCGCTTTTGTCCGAGGATAGCGCCCGGGATCCTCCTGCTTGGCCACCGGACCCGAGCAGCATGTTCTCGCAGCCCAGGATCACCGCCATCTCGTGGTTGAGCCGGTTGATGGCGTTGCCCAGCGCCATATTCGGCTCCACGACAATGCCGCGCGAGCCGCGCTCATAAAGCAGCGCCGTGTTCGACAGGTCGAACGGGTGATAGGCGCCGACATCGAGATAGGACGGCTTTTCGATGCCCAGTCGCTTGAAGATGTTGAGCACGGCAAGGTCGTCGCCATGCTGGGCGTAGGTGCGCCCGCCGAACCATTGATCGCGATGGGAGGTCATTTAGTCCGCCGATACGTGTCAATTGTCGCGTCAAGAACGGCTTCCGCAACAGCGGCTCGGCGCGCCAGATTTAATGGTTGATTTTTCCCTGCATTCTTGAGGATGGAACTGGCAGCTATCGACGCTCGAAGCTTCAGGGCAAGATCGATCATCACCTCAAGTTGGTCGCCAGACCAAAGCGACGCAAAATCGCTGCCGACTTGTTCATCAGTCATCGCGAATCGGGTCATTTGCGTCCCTCGGCGATCGCCGCCTCGATCCAGTTGAAATGCTCGCCGATAACCTTGTGATGGCCCTCGACGCCGGCGAGGTCGGCGTGGCGCGACTTGTGGACCTCGCAGCCTTCGATGTCCTCGAAGCCGGCGAAGAACAGGCAAGCCTCAAGCAGCGCCTGCGACCAGATCGCCTTGTGGCCGTGCGCATGGATGATGGCGTGCATGGCGCCGCGACGGTCCGCCGTCGGCGCCCATTTGCGGGCAAAATCGAAATAGTCCTGGTCGCCGCGCCGCCAGATGTTTTCGAGGCTCGGAACGCAGATGCGGATGACGCCGCCCGGCTTCAGCACCCGCCGGCACTCGGCGAAGAAGCGCAGCGCCGCCTGATAGTCGACATGCTCGACGACATGCTCGGCATAGACGAAATCGGCATGGTCGTCGGGAAACGGCAGCCGCTTCTCGATGTTGATCTCGGCGTCGAAATTCAGCCAGCCGTCGAGCCTGTTGGTGCCGCAGCCGAAGTTCAGCTTGATCGCATCCTCGGCCGGCCTCGCTGCAGGCTCCTGCGGCACCGTAGAGGCCACGAATGCGTCGTAGGCCTCCGGCGTCGCATGCGTCACCCAGTCGAGCGCCGCGACGTTGTCCGGCGTGATCTGGCCCTTGTCGCCGCGCTCGGCCTTGAGCGACAGCATCGTCAGGTCGTCACCCAAGATGTCGAAGATCGCCTGCTCCGGGTAGGGCTTCGGCTGGCGGTTCCACCAGTCGTATTTTTCGATGAACTTCGACTGCCAGAGATAGTCGACGCTGAAGAACATCAGGCCGGTCTCGGCCCATCCGGTTTCCTTGCGCCTGGTGCCCTCGACCGGCACTGAAGCGGCCTTGATGCCTCCCGCCATCATCTGGCGGATGATCGGCAGCACCGGCCGCTTGAACAGGCTGTCGCCCTCGATGTGGACGACGTAGTCATATTGCCCGTCGATCGCGATCTCCAAGCCCTTCGAGAAGGCCCTGCCCCAGCCATCCTTGCCGCCGCGCGCCAGGTGGCCGATGTTGTCGGGGAAACGGTAAATGTCGACCTCGCCCAGCCAGCCTTGCAGCGCCGGCGATGCGCTGTCGACCAGCAGGAGGTCGCAGCCGGGGTTGATCGCGCCATGCAGATCGCGCCACTGGCCGACCAGGCGAGCCTTCTCCGGCGTATCCGCATAGGTCGTGGCGAACACCAGCACCTTCGGCTGTTTGCCATGCGCCGCGGCGAAAGCCGCGACCTTCGGCAGCGCGTCCGCCAGATCAATGGTCTTGTCGCACTGGTGATGGCGGTCGAAGCATTCGCAGGGCTTTGCCGGCTCGATCGGAAGCGTTGGTGCCAGATGCGCGCCGACGACGTTGGTGAAGCGAAAACTCTCGTTGCCGCCATAGACGCAGATGTTCGGCGTGCCGACCGCCTGCGCCAGGATCGGCGTGAAGCCGGCATTGCCGAAGACGAGCGCCGCCTCGGCGAGCAGCCCGGCCAGCGTCTCGAAATCGGCCTCGCCATGGTGCAGCTTCAGGTCGGCGTCCTGTTCCTCGCCGACGATGTGCTCACCCTTCTGCGTCAGGTCGCAGACCGAGACGGTGAAGAACCGGTCCTTGATCGCCCGGTAGAGCGCGGCATACGCGGCAGGGTCCGGTGCCCGCGACGGGCACGGCCAGGTGCCGTTCAGCACGATCGGCCGATAGACCATGATCGGCTTGCCGCCGGTGTCGCCGACAAGCGCCCGAGCCGCTTCCCGCCATTCCGGCTTGACTGGCAGCGAGAAGTCGGCGCGCTCCGGGCATTCCAGCCCGACCGAGCCGAACATTGCCGCAAGCAGCGTGCCGTGTTTCTTGGTCTGGGCGTGGTCATAGCCGATCTTGCGGTCGTGCTGCTGACGGCCGGCCTTGCGGTTGCCACCGCTGTTTCCCTTGTCACGAATTCGAGGATCGAGATGGCTCGACACCAGCGAGACCCGCAGCCCTTCGGCTTCGAGGTCATGGAACATGCTGGTGTAATAGGTAAGCAATTCAACGCTGCGGGTTTTCATCAACTCGCGGATGACCGCGCGCTGATGGATACAGTCGCCCATGCCGTACATCGACAGCACCGATATCGACGGCTTTGCCGACACGCGCTGCAGCATTGCGATCACCTCTTCGAACGGGACTTTCGGCCAGACATCGATCGCGCTGGCCGGATTGACGTTGATGACCTCGACGCCGAGCTTTGCGAGCGATGGCGCGATGGCCTTGAACTCTGCGGCGTGACGGTCGAAGCAGGCCTTCACCATCGGCCATGGATACTTGCCGCCGTGGTGATGGCGCTCGCCGTCCGATGCTACCTTGCCATCGACACCGAGCAGCACGATGCGCGCGCACCCCAGATGGACCAGGATGCCAATCGCCCCTGAAACCGATGTACGGGACAGCGCGACCTGTGTTGGCTTGGTCGCCAGTCCCTTGCCGGGATCGATCTTCTGAAGCCGGTAGACGTCGCGCGGGCCACCATTCGACGTGGTGACTATTCGGCCTCCGAACGCCGGCTCCTTCGAACCAACGTCGGTCCACCATCTCTGATCGGCAAAGAACAGGATATCGGCATCGGGATAGGTCAGATGCGCCGAGTTGATGGCGATGACCCGCCGCCCCTTGAGGAGCGATAGGTCGAGATTTTTGACGGAGGCACCGCCCGCAAGCACAAACCCGACGTGATCGGATTCCCACTCGCGGGCGATACTCCACATTTGGTTCGGGGAGGAGGTCGAACCGCCTGTTAGAACGAGCCGTTCAGGCGCACGATGCCGGTTGCCGATGGATTGTCTGCAACGGCAATGGCGACGCCGATCAGCGTATTGCCGCCCGACGTGGTCGTGCAAAGCTTGACACTGTCGTCCCAGTAGATTTTCTGGCCGACAGTCCAAGCCTGCGCCGAGACCTTGGCCAGGTCATATGCTCCGCGAGTATCGAACTCGCCGTCATCGCCCACGGCGACATCACCCTGGGCAACACCAAAGATGGAACCGACAAGGAATCCCTCGCCGGAATTGATGGTGACCGCGTCGGTGTGGTCCTCATTGGTGAGGGTCACGACATCGCCGGGCTGAATGAAGTTCTTGGCCATTTGCAGGCCTCCTTTGCGAAACGGGGGTGGAGGGGCACGGGCGGCATGATCGCCGCCCGTTTAGCGATTACGATCCGGCGTTCCGGTAGCCGCCGCGGAAGTCGATGCCGGCGAAACCGAAATCATGTTCCAGTTTCACCTGCATACCCTGCACTCCGAACAGTTCCTCGGAAGTCAGGCGAGGGCCTTGGAACCCGTCCAGGTAGGCATAGACGAAGCAGGGCGCGACCATCGGATCGGCGAACAGATACCAGGCGTTGCCGTCAAGGTTCGGGTCGGACACCGGGACGATGCGCTTCATCGACGCCGGCACCGCCTGATCCTGCTGGGCAGGCGTCAGCGTGGCCAGCAACTGTTCTGCCGACGTGATGGTGTCGGGGCCGCACAGCACGATCGCTGGCTGGAAGTTGGCCTTGATGCCATCCAGCGTCGTCTGCTTGGCCATGGCCGCGCGGCCGGCGCCGATCGTGGTGACGGAGATCGCCCCGCCAGAACCTGCCGAGTTGTTGTGATCGGCATGGAACACGCGCTTGTTGTCGGTGAGCAGCACGGGACCAAGGCCGGAACCAGCGTTGAGCACACCGAACGCGATGCCGTTCTCCCAGTCGGCGACGCGGACACCGGACGAGCCGAGCACCTGATCGATAGCGCCGAGTTGGTCGTTGATCAGCATCTGGCGCGAGATGTTGAACCGCACGCCATATGGCTTGACCCGATACTGTTCCTTCGATTCGCCGAAGGTGCCAGCCTTGATCTCGCCCGCCTCATTGACCGGCTGCAGCGCCGGGAAGTCGCCTGCCCGGATAGCATTGTGAGCACGGAAGTCCGCCGCCGTCTGGGCCTGAGAGAACAGACGGTAGGTCGGCGCCGCTGCCTCATAACGCTGCAGCAGGCGGACGTTCATGGCGTCGGTGAAGATGCCCGGAAAGTCCGAGACCGTGTGCATGCCACCACGCTGGTGAAAGGCCTGCTCGAATACCTGCCAGGCCTGATGCGATGTGCGCATGGCGCCGCGATAGCCGATGCATTCCGCTGCGATCTCGACCAGGGCCATACTGGCGAACTGGCGGGCATGTTCCGGCACCTCGACGTTGCGGATGCCGGAGGCCTGGGCAAGGCGCGCAGCGATAGCATCGCGCATGCCACGGCGACGGGTCTCTCCCTCGTCCCGTCGATCGCCAGCGACTTGGCCGAAGATGCGTGTCGCGCTGGAGCGCTCCACCATGCGATCCCATTCAGCATCGCGCACCGCCTGCAACGAGGTGTCCTCGTTGATATAGCGGGCCACGATGTCTTCCGGCGCGCCGGAGCGGCGGCAGACATCGCGGATGCCTTCGACGCGGCGGCGCTCCTCCACCACGGCCGTGCGAGCGGCCTCGCGGGCGGCATCGACATCCGCCTGCGTTTGCTGGCGGGTTTCGCGCTGCTGCGCGGTGCGGGCAGCTTCGGATTCGGCCGCGATGGCGACTTCCTCGGCTTCCTTCTCGGCGATCTCGGCGCGCAGCGCTTCGATCTTGCCGAGAACTTCGGCGTGATCCGCTTCGATGGCGCGGATCGCCTCGGCGTCCATGCCGTCCTTTACCTGGGCTTCCAGTTCGGTGGCCCGCGCGGTCAGCTTGTTGAGTGCCTCCCGCATCTTTTTGAGAGTCATAGGACTGCTCCTTCGCTTGACGCCTTGCCCAAGGGCTGGTGATGAGGCTACGGCTGGCGGGAGGCTCCCGACAGGCCGGATCGGTCATGCTATGCGGCGCTTGCGTTCCATGATCATGCGCGAGCGAAGCGCAGCAGCGGTGCCGGTGATGATGAAGCGGCATGGAAAGCGCTCGCCCTTCTCGGCGGAGCGAACCTGAGCGCCAGGATCGGCAGGAACCGGTACGGCGGAAATCTCCATCGGCTCCCAATCGATGACGCGATGCAGCGGCACCTGCCCATCACGTTCCGTCTTCTCGACGGTATGGATGGCATAGCCGACCGAGATGTTGCGGATGACGCCGTCGCGGATGTCTTGCACAACGCCTGCCGCGTCTGGCCGGCGTGTCAACTGGATGGTGGCATAGCCCTTGCCGGCGTCGATGCGAGCCGAACCCGGCGTGACTGAACCGATGACGTCCGACAGATCCCAGTCGTTATGCGTGTTGAGGAATGGGGCGCCGGCATTCAGTCTGCCGAGACGCACCGCATTCTTGTTGACGATCAATTCCTCGTCGAAGGGGCCATCCATCCACGACATGCGCCGCACCGTGGCGCCGGCTGTGAAGATGACGTCGATGGTGTTGGCGTTTTCGTCAAAAGAGGACGCAGTAAGTTCTGCCGCCCGCTGCATGCGCGGGAAGCTGGTCATGTCGGACATGGTTGATGTCTCCTGTGCGGCCTATTTGACCGGCCTGAGATGAACGAGCCGGTTGGGCGCGGTGGTTTGGGCCTGCTTCGTCTCGCTCGCCGTGCTTGGCTGCTCCACGCCGGTTTTCGCAACGCGGCGTGGATCGGAATCGAAAATGAGGCCGTAGGCATCCAACAGCTTGGCAACCTCGGCATGTTCCTTAAGCACCGCGAGAGGATCGCGGCCACGCTTGGCGATGGCTTCGAACAAGGTCATCTTGCCGGCACGGATGTTGATCAGGTCGGCATTGGCGTCGTCGATCGGGTTAACGCTCTCGAATTCAGGCGTGTCCCATTCGATGGCGATGTCCGCCGTCGAGAGCAGCCCGGCAAAATAGGCGGCCTCACAGAACCAGGACCATATCTGGTTCATCATCATCGGGATGATGCAGAGCCACTGGATTGTCTCGACAAGGCCGCGAAATTCGGTCAGGCCAAAGCGCCCGGAAATGAACGACACCTCGGAAAGGTCGCCGGTCAGCAGCTCATAGGGCACAAGGTAGCCGGCAGCCACGGAATGAAGACTGGCGCTCTTGTGGTCACGGAATCCGCCACCAGATGACGGCGAGTTGAACTTGATATCCTTGCCGCCCCTGGCGTAGGCGATCATGCCCGGCTCGAATTGCTCGATCGTGTTTCCATTGGCATCGACTACGGCAGGGGTAATCGGCTCGTCGCCGTCCTCGGCGCCAAGCACGATGCCGACCATGCAGGATTCGATCTTCTTGCGCATGCCTTCGGCGAGCGCGTAGTCATCGAAGTCGCGCAGTTCGGTGATGACCGACGAGCCCCACGGCACGCCGCGCACCTGCTGGCGTTCCTTGCGATAGAGGTGGATGATCTCGCTCGCCGGCACTGGCTGGCTGATCATGCCGGCCCGGATCGGCAGGAACGCGTTGCCGGGGTGCTGCGGGTACATCCAGTAAGCGGAACGGCTGCCGATCAGATCGAACTCGACGCCCATGATTGCGGTTCGGCCATCGCTGATGGTTCCGGTCTTGGTGTGATCGAGTTGATCGCCCTCCATGACCTGCAACTGCATGGGAATCTTGAAGCCGTCTTCCTTTCGCCGCAGCCGGCGCCTGATGACAGCGTCGCCGCCGGAAATCATGGTCCCGACGGCTAGGTCGATCAGCCCATAGATATCGAGCTGGTTATCGGCATCGGCGCGCTTGCACCATTCATTTTCCCAGAGATCGACGGCGCGCGCGGCTTCGGAATCGCCTTCTTTGGCGCGCGGGCGGATGCCGGTGCCGACCAGGTTCTTGCGCCACACGGCATGCGCCTTGCGGGCATGCGGATTGTTGCGCTCGAGGTCGCGCTGTCGGTCACGCAGCTTCGGCAGCGCAGCCATGATCTCGCCGTCGGCCGACGACGGCTTCGTGCGCCAACCCTCCGTTAGCCTGCCAACGGCGGCGCCGTCATAGGCCCTGGTCAGCGCGGCTCGCGCAACGCCACGCTTGACAGCCGCGCGCGGCGCGATGACGCCGATGGCGCGATCGATCCAGTTGAGCTTGATCAAGAGCCGTCTCCCCGCGAGAAGCGCGCATAGCCTGCCGATGGCGGCCGTCGGCCGGAAAGCGCAGCTATGTCCCTTTCGAGGGACGCGATGACCCGCTCCTGCTTTTCGATATCGACGAACTGGATCCTTGAATCGCCGTGCTGCGAAGACTGGACGAGGCCATGGTAGATTTTCTTGGCCGCATCCAGGCGCGCCTGCAGATCAGTCAGTGCGGTCATTTACCTCAACCATCCCTTCCGATCGCCAAGCCAGGGTTTGCGCTGGCCGACACTTGGTGGCGGCATCGGGGTTTCTGCGTCGGCATCCGATCTTCCCGCCACGCGCATCGGAGTCGTTCCGGGTCTCAACCGCTGAACGCCAAGCATGTAGGCTGCGGCGTAGGCGAGGCTTTCACAGTCCAGAAAGTGATTGTCCCTGGACCGAGGCACCCAAACCACGCCGCCCGACGGCTTCCGCATCCTGGCTTCTGAAACGATCTGCCGGCAATAATCCTCGCCGACATCCTGATGCAGGTGCCATGCGCCTGGCTGATCTTCCGGCCACCTGACCCGCTGATGCACCCATGATTTGAAGAAGTCGGTATCCAACCGGATCAGGTCGAGCCCGTACTTTGATTTCGTCCCGCTCGGAGCCACGTCGACACGACTCTTAGAAAGAGGCGTCGTCCTTTGGGCATAACCTTTTGTGGCATAAGCGATCCGTGCATTCCGCCGGCAGAACTCGTAAACCCTGTGCTCGGGCAGCACGACCTTCTTGCCCGGTCGGAAACCGGTGTCGATGAAAGCCCTTCGAATTGGGCGACCATCAAATTCGCCGTGCAGCATATCCTCCAGGTCGAGCCAGACCTGCTGATGTTGCGTCTCACCCCAGATTTCGCCATGCTGGATCAGCCAGCTTTCCTGCCGCTGGCCCCATGCCCGCACTACAAAAGGCAGCCTATCGCCCTGAACATCCACGCCGGCTGTCAGGAATACGGCCTCTTCCGGCACGCGGCCCGGCGCATATGGCAGAACCAGGCGCTGGACTTCCAACCATTCCGGCGCGTCACCTCCGGCTGGAGCGTAGAGCTCGCCGAAGCCGGCATTGATGACGGTTCGAACTTCCTGTTGATCACCGGAAGCCTTCGCCTTCAGGAAGGCCTCAGCCCTCGCCCCGAATGAAACAAACGGGCTTGCCAGCGCCGAAGCCCAGCGTGATAGCGTCGTCGTCTCTGGCGGATCGCCATGGACGACACCATCAGGCCCGACATGCTGCCCCGGCGCGACATAAACGCCGCGCTCGTTCATGACTGGCTTATGGCTTTCCACAATCGGCTCGGCGCAGCCTTGCGGACACTGGATATAGGCCTTGCGCCTCGCCTCGGCCGGGCTTGCATCCTTCGGCCACTTCAGCAGCGAGAACCTGGGAACGAAATATTCGCCGCAGTGTGGGCATGGCCACGCCCAGTGATGGCGGGTGCCCTCCTGCCAGAGCCGCCAGATCTTGCTTTGAACATCCGATGGGTTCTGCCATTTCCAGAACTCGAGGCCGGATTCCTCATCGACCTCCGTCTCCGATGGGCCTTCGCTCGGTGTCGATACGATGGCATGAACGAAGTCCGCGTGGGTGTCGCCGCGGGCATCGACCAGCCCGACCGGATCGCCCTGCCCCTTCACATTCGCCACAAGTTCGTCCGCCTCATCGGTCAGTGCAAGCGCGGCCGGATCAGATTTCAACGCCGTCGAAGAGCCTGCATGTGCTAACCGAAGCGGAACGCCTGCGATCACCTTCCGGGTCTTCGTCATCCGCTTGCCGCGGGCCACCTTGTCTTTCAAGGTCGGCGCCTCATCGAGCAGCGCCATGATGCGCGGTTCGAACTGTTCGGTCAGGAACTGTTTCGATGGTCCGACATAAAGGATTGGCGCCGGCGCTTGATCCAGTCTTTGGCCAATGATGTCGAGGAACGCCTCGGTCTTCCCCATCTGCGCACCGACGACCATGACGACGCGCCTGTAGCGACGTTCCGCGACATCTCGCGCGAATGGCACCATGTACGGCGTCAGATATGGATCGCGTGGCCCA